GGTAGGGGATCGAGCGTCACGCTGACCGTCTCGACGGTATAGATCGCGGGTCTACCGCGCTGAGGGGTTTGGGTCATTTGACCTCCTTTCGTGTGAGATCGATCAGTAGTCGTGCGCGTCGGTTGTGCGCATCGGCATCAGTGTCGGGATGCTGCCATGAATACTCAGCTTCAGACTGGTGATACTGCTGCCATGTGCGATTGTGGAGCAATGCACTCTCAGCAGCATGCGCGCGTCGGTAGAGCGAGGCGACCAGTGTTTCGAGGTCAGCGATGCGCTGGTGCTGCTGCAAGCGTTGGGCAAGGGGGTTGTAGTAGTCTTCGTTTGGTGTCATCGTTTCGCCTCATTCTGCGTGAATCCCGATGAAGGAATTGAAACGCCTATTTCATTGCCTCGTGCGCTAAGCCGATGAGGTTCAGGCGGTGGGCAGCGATGGCGGCGTCACCGCCTGTGGCACAGGCAGCTTCTTCGACGGCTCCAGCGGCGCAGGCAGCGGCGTAGGCAGCATCGGTGGAGCGGGCATCGGCAGAGGTGGCATAGACATAGACGGCCTCGGCGGCATAGGCATAGGCGGCAGCGATGTCGTCATCGGCGACGGCTCCGGCGGTGGGGGTGAATGGGGAGCCTCGAACGATCCGATCTGCCCAGGATTCCCATGCGGGGATGGTGAGGCCCCTTATTTTTAGTGAGCGCCACGCTACCAAAGCCGAGAAGACGATCCGCTGACTCAGGCCCACATCTGGCAGCGCGATCTCGCGCAGCAGCGTCATCGACTGCGCCTTTGACTTACTCTCAGCGTCAGCGATTTCACCCATCGGCTCGCACTCAAAGGCACGCACCGGTGAGAACTCCCCGTGGGATGGGTTCATCATTGTGGCCAATAGGTTGTCGCGGTAAAAATGGAAACCGCCGGGCATGCACATCCCCCCCAGTTTAGTGTCTGTCATCGGCTCGCCGATGACCCATTGGGTGCTCGACATGGTCATCATGTCACTGTCGGTAAGTTTTACGTCCATTTCATTCTCCCGCGCTGTCACGGGCGCACCCGGCGACGCTCGCGCTTTCCTCACGTGTTAGTCACGCGCCTCTGATTCTTCACGAGCAAGCGCCTCTTCATATCGCTTCTTTGCTTGCTCGGATTTCCTATCAAGGGGCAGCACATCAATGTCTGCCCTGTTTAGCGATATTTCCTCAAGGATCCGCTCGTACTCCTCATACAGCACGGCTGACGACTTTTTCTTCATTTTATGCTCCTTGCTATTCGGGCGCACCCGGCGTCAGGGCCGCAACTTCAAGCTCCCTTGAATTGATACTTGGCCGCTCGTGCAATCACCGCGCATTGTTTCTCGCTGAGCGGGTAGGCTTTGCCACCCCACTGAGAAATTTTGTGGGATTGCTGAGCGGTAATTTCCGCAGCAAGGTCGAGGTTGCCACCGTGATCTTCAACCATCATGTCGGCTAATCGAAGCTGAGCCTTCGCGCCCTTCTCGTTGCCGACCTTGACCAGGAAGGCCGTTAGCTGTTCGGTGGATTCCTTCTCGATTTTCTTTCCGATTGCTCGCTTGAGTTCTTGCGCGTCCATGCCTCTGCCTCCTGTCTCTCAACCTCACAGGTATTTTACCACCATTTAATGTCATTTGTCAACAGTTTATTGTCAAGCAATCGTATGAATAGAGTTACAGATGTGTAATTGTGCAACTTGACAGAAATACAGAGTTGTAGTATTGTACGCGGCATGGATCACAATGAGAGAGCTACTATTCAGATCGATCGCCACATCTGGCAGCAGATGAAGCGCCGTGCCGTAGGTACAGGTGAAACGCTCAACGAGATCGTCATCGAGGCCTGGCGCGCACTTAAACGCCAAGCCAAGATCGAACGCGCCAAGCGCAAGAAGTCGAGATCATGATTGCTCAATTCCGCTGTCCGCAGTGCGGTACAGCACTCCACGTATCGTCAGTCGCCGACGCCGGCGCACCGGCCGGCTTCCAGACGCACACGATGCAATCGTTCAATTTCGGCGGCGCTGCTCCGAATCTGGAGCAGGTGCATGAGCGCGTCACCCCGATGCGTGAGCCAACTATTCCCGGTGATGTGAAAGTGCCACTTGCGCAGGCTACCATTACGGCAGCCGTGATCGCCGCATCGATCACGGTAGTCACCTCGCCGCAGCATGGTAGCGATTGGATTCCAACTGCTATTCTCACATTCGGCGTCACGCTCACGGCATCATGGCTGTGGCTACTCGCCGATCATCGTTCACTACTGCGCACAGTTGAGCGTATCACCCAGCGCGATCTTAATAATGATGGTCGCATTGCGGAGCAGCCGATCATCAAGCGCGTCTCGTTCAATGCGGTGGAGCAAACTGCTGCCGGCCGCTATCTCCGCTCGCGTCGGATCGACATCCCGCGCGGCGACGAGAGGGCTATCGCCGAGGTGGCACGCGGAGTCAGTGCCGATGAGCCGTTCACTCAGCGCCGTTGGGCACATCTCTACAATCGAGATGAGTTCAACGAGTTGCGTGATACGCTGATCCAACACGGATACGCCGTGTGGCGCGATAACAACAATCACAACTCCGGCGTTGATCTACTTGCACCGGGCCGCGCGCTGTTCCGCGCGCTGGCCGATCCTATATCTAAGGAGGCCGCATGACAACAACACAATTTATGATCAAGCTGTCAGCCGACGAGTACAATGCACTGAAGAAGATTGCTTTACGAGAGTGGCGTTTGCCGCGGGAGCAGGCATTGGTGCTCCTTCGTCAGTCTCTGATTGACGCGGGCGTGCTCAGCGTCGAAGGACAAACTACCGATCCGACTCCCCCACCCAACCCGCCAGGGACTGCGTGAGCTGCGTGAGTTTACGGACGCACGCACGCGCACGCACGATCAAGATGACATAATCGGGGTAGGGTAGGGGGATCAGATGGGAGCGAGGATGTCTGCCACAATGCCCGTCCAACGCTTGGACAGGGGCAAATCAGGCGACGGGAGACACAAGATGAGGAATCCTGCACTGGAACTGAAACGCGCCCAGAAACGCATTCTGAGGCTCAAGCGCGAATTGGGATCATGGCGTGCTGTAGGACGTGAGGTGGGTCTATCAGCAGGCACGTTGATCCGCATCTCACAAGGCTATGAACCGAGATCATCGCACATTCGGCACGCACTCGGATTACCGATCTACGTTACGCTTCAGGTCTGTGCAAAGTGCGGCAAGGTGCATCGGCAGCACAAACAATGTACATCGAAGCCACGCACCTACCAGCGCATCGCCGATATGCCGGTTGCCGTGCTCGCCTGGAAGATTCGCAATCGAGAGGAGATCGATGTTGGACCATCGGGACTCTAGACCGTATTTTCGCAAGAACATTGCAGGCGTTCTTGTTGCATTAGCACAGGCGCGACCCGATTGGATCGAGTGTCTCATCGCGGTCGGTGCATCGTTTGAACTCGATGCAGGCGATATTCAATGCATGCCGAGAGTAGCACTTTGCTGTGCGTGTCGTCGAGAACGAGACGGTCGGAGGCTATTGATCGATGAGTGATCACATCGAGCTTGCCAAGAAACTCCATCGACTTGTGATCTCGTCCAATGTCAACGAGGCTGTTGCTGCCGCGAAGAAACTGTCTGAGCTTGTGCAGAGACATGGATTGCGTTTGAGCGATCTCGATGCAGCGATTGAAACCATTGTGTATCAAGATCGCATCATCTATCAAGATCGAATTGTGTATCGCGATAGACCTGATCCAGTGCGATTACCAAAACAACCATCTCGACATTGGCTCGATGAAAGACACTACAGAATCGATGATGATATGGACAGTTGTCTTCAACAATGCTCCTGCGGCGAGTGGTTCACTGATGCCAGTTTCTACAGACACATGGACACAGTCTATTATGCTCAGAGGCACGCAAGATGATCAAAGATCAACTCGGCAAGCTCGCCAAAGTGCGTCGCATCATCGAGTTGCTTGACAGCGCGCTATCGCTGTGCGAGACTGATGAGGTGTTTGGCATTTACGAGTACCGCGAGGTGCAGGCGATGATCGATGCGCTGCTTCGTGCGCGTGCTTGCTCAGCTAATATCTCGATGCGGCTCGGCGACGATACGCCGTATCAAACTCAGCCGCGTATCAGCATCAAAGTTAACTACAAGGACACCCCATATGAAACTGAAGCGTAAAACATCTCACGCTATCATCATCGCATTGATCCTCACTGCTTGCATCGGCCCGACTCCCACACGCAGTCCGATCTCGCCAGTCCCAACGCCACATGTCATCATCCAACGCATCACGAGCAAGATCGGTCTTCACATCGTGCCAGGCCGGCGCACAGGTTTCGGCTTATTCCTGATGCGACTCGCCAGCGAGGGCGTTCAGTTGTCGGTCGTAAAGGCCATTGACGATCTATCACCACTGCGTGAGGTCAAACTGTACATGCCGAACGCGCTAACTGTCGGTCGATTGAACTCGATCCGCGATCCGATCACCGGTGTCAGCTACGACTTGCAAGCATTCAAGCCGAGTGACTTCCCATCGGCATCAGCCGCTGCCGATACGTATTACAGTCTCGTGCTGCCGACCTGGCTCTCTCACTCGCAGGTCGACGTGTGGGAGACGTTCAACGAGTTCTCATCGGATTGGGGTTGGCAAGGTGACTTCTTCATCGAGATGATGAAGCTCGCCGACCGCGACGGCTTTACGCTCGCGCTGTACGCATTCAGCACAGGCAACCCACCGTTAGACGATGCGACGATCAACGAGATCGCTCCCGCGTTGCGCTACGCCGCTGCACACGGACACTATTTGAGCTTGCATGAGTACGGCGGGGTAGGGCAGGGGAATCCCGATACGCTGCGCGGATCGTATCTCGCGCTGCGCTATCGACAGCTCTATGCAGTGCTGCTAGCCGATGCACGACCAAGGTTGATCATCAGCGAGGCTGGTCAGGCTGCTGGTTTCGAGTTCATCGGGGTGCAGCCGTTCATCGATGATCTAGGTTGGTACGATCTGCAACTCGCTGAGGATGATTACATCGTGGGTGCCGCGATGTGGACACTCGGCAACTATCAGCGCGCGAACTTTCAAGAGGCGTTGCCTGCACTCGCGGACTACATCACCAGCTTCATTCCACCGATGCCACTGCTACCGCATCGAGTGTATCTGCCATTCATCGAAGTAGGGAGGTAATCAATGAAACCAGATTGGGAGATAACCTTGCGCATCATGATCGTTTTCCTATTGTTCGTGATGGCACTGCTCGTTATCGTGTACTCTATTGACCGTATCTCATTTTAACAGTCCCGTAATCAGTGCAACCCCGATCGATCCGATCGTCGTGACCAGCGCAACGATCACCACTTTCCACAGATCGACCTTGCTCTGCTGCATCAATGCCAGGCGCGCCTCGCTCTCTCGATCACGCAGCTTGTGACTCTCGGTGTGGATTGCCACCTTCTGCGCGAGTTCCTCGACGTTGCGACCGAAATATTTCATCTGCGCCTGCATCTCGTTCTTGAACAGGTGCAAACCAGAACTCACCTCGTGCTCGAAATCATCGAACCGCTCTTGATGCGCATGGATCACCTCACGCGTCTGCGCCTGCTCAGCGCGGATGTTGTCAATCCAGCGGATCAATTCGATGCGCCAACCCTCAAGTTCACTCATCGTTGCCATTGCTGAGATAGCGGCTCATTTGTGACGACTCGTCATTGACGAATGCAATGATCACGCCGACATTCGGATCGTCAAGCAAGTTCAGCGCACGGATGCCGAATAGCATCCATACCCCGCGTTTGCTCCTGAACCGCGCATAGCCTCGATCTCTCAATTGCCCTGGTTGGTCTAGCGTCTTTCCGAACAATACACGTTGCAAGCGCGTCTCTTTGGGATGCGTGAAATAGAATGCATTGTGTTCGGTGATCTCTTGCAGCGTGTAGCCGAGCGCATCGCTCACATAGCGATTCGCGTATAGGATGTTGGCCTGCACATCGAGCAACATGACACCACACGAGACATTCTCGATGACGACCTTGAATCGCTCACGCTCGACGCGTATCTGCTGCTCAAGATAGATCACGCGGCGACACTGTTCACAAATCTCGGACTGAGCCGTGTTCAACGGATTGGCCTCATGTGTCGCAGCAGCCAATTGACGAATCGGACGTAGAGTGACCAAATCATGAATCGGATCACGAGACCGTTTACCTATCGCGCGCTGGCCTTCGCCATATCCAACGCAACGCTATCCGGCTTCCCCAACGTCAGACGATTCGTTTCATTTTCGTCATTGTATTCCGTCTGGCTGATGAGAAACGTGAAACCCGTCCCAGTAGCCTCATCTCCGAAATCCCCTAGAAAATTCTCTATCTTGATGCGTTTCCCCGCGCGCACCCACGATGCTGGAACGTGCTCCCCGGTCTTGGCTCGGACGAAACCCTTGATCGTAATGGGAGTTCCGATGCGGTAGGATAGATTCTGCCTTGATGCAATAATCGTCTCAGCAAGGGCAGAAGCGCCAATGAGAGTCGTAACGCTGTTGTCGGCGGTCACCACAGCGTGACGTGACAGGTAGTTTGTGCTGATAGTTTTATCGGCATAGCTCCAATCCTCCAGGCCGCGCGGGTTCTTGAATTTAACGATCACTCGCTTCAAAACGTCTTCAGGCATAGCCGACGCCACAAGATCAAACCCGCCTGCTAGAACTTCCTCATCAATGCTCAGAACGTAATCGTAATCGGTCAGCGCGGGTGGCTGCTCGTAATAGAGGAGTGCTCTTGTTTCTCCTGCGTCCGCCTCGCTTTCTCTTACGCCGATGACCCACTTGCTTCCGTCGCTTGACAGTTTGGCGACTTCCAGCATAAAGTCGGCGAGGGACCTGTTCAATCCGTCATCCACGATGCCGATGTCCGTTAAATCATAGGTATTGGATCCGATCAGATTGGTGCACGCGCTGAGAATGCATCCCGAATAGGCTTCGGCAGTGCAGGCTTGCAGGATAGCCGTTGGCGTTGTCGTCACGCTGCCACTGCTGTTCTCAGCAAGCATAGACATATTCGTGATTTTGCCATAGATTGAACTCGATGTTGGCGTTTGCGCGGCCCGTGAGTAGAGCCGAAAATCGAGAGTGGCCGCACTACTGGCGGATAGTGTGATGTCCGCGTTGCCTGAGCCGCTACTGGCAGTGCTCCAGAGCGACGCAGAATGCTGCACATCGTACAGCATCAGCTCCCATGCCTGCGCGCCCTCCTGCAGATCATACGTGAATTTTGCGCGCTTCACATTTGAGGCAGCGTTGAGGGTATATCGCAACGAAGCATATTCGCCGCTGCTCCATGCCTCCGGCTTAGGGATGAACATAAGCCGGTCGCGCTTGTCGAATGTGCATTTGGCGTTGGCGCTGGTGTCGTTCGCATACCATATATCGACCGTCGGCCCATCAAAGCGCCTGTCGATCCAGCGATTGTATTTGATTTGATGAAACAGTAGGCTCCAGAATCCTAGGCACGAGACCTCGATTCCGCTGCGCGCTGGATCGACCTTGTAGATGACCTCGGCGATCCAGCCTTCCCAAACCAGGCGCGTTCCGTCACGAATGATAATTCTGAATCCATGCTTGATAGGTATCCAGCGCGTTACGTCCAACGAGATGAAGAAGGAGGCGGTAGTATAAATGCCGCCAGGATAACAGGTGGCGAATCGGATGCCCTCAGCGCGAGCCAACAGATTGTTAGGATCGACTATCTGCGCTGAACCTGATGAATATATTTCGATGACCAGAGTGCTTTGCGCGGCCATTACAGCAGGCTCCAACGCGGGGTAACGGCGATCTTCGTGTAGGTCAGCACGGTTGCAATAGTCGGGTTATGCGTGGTATCCCCAAGCAGAGACAGCAGAATGTTATATCGCTCCGGCATAAGCTCGATCGCGTCGCCGCTGACGGCCAGGGGATAGGAAGTTGGATCCCCTGCCGTCGCCTCGTTATAGATGACAGCCCGATTGCCTTGATAGTGGAAGCCCTTGCTCCCTAGGACATTGGGTGCGCTTAGTACAAGTAACGGCCTGAACACGGGCATGATGTAATCGAGTCGTACATTGGCCGTGCCCGTGCTCCGCTTGAGTGTGATTCCAAAACTGAAATCGTCCGGGTTGATGTCGTAGTCAACAAATCCCGGCGGACTGTCGTTGAGCGCCGCGAAAGGCGACAGGAAAAGGCGAAATGCTGCTGCTGTCGTGAGTGATTTGAAATCCGTCGTCAGGAATGTTGGGGACGGCAAATAGGTAGCCAGTTGCAGGTTGCTGCCCTCGTCGTACAACCTGACTAACAATGCTATCTCGTGACCCTGGAGCGCCTTGAATAGCAAGAATTTTATTGTCGCCGCCAAAGATGAGATGGAGTTGGTTCCAACCGTATCAACGGAAACGGAGAAATACTGACCCCCGCTAGAGCTTGCATCGACTGTGCCGGACAGGTCGATCACCCATTCCGTTGGTTTGATGAAATCCTCAAGCGCCAGCAGCCATAAATACAAGGTCGGCAGAGTTATCCAGCCCGACGCCGCATCGCTTTCGGCTGAAATCAGCGTCACGGCAGGCGCGTTGCCCGGTATCCCGCCGCACACGATCCAGTTGTCGTCGTTTGCGTCGGTATCGTTGTGGTTCACCACATCATCATCGCCGTCGCTCGACCATAGCCACGGGACTGAGCCGACGCGTTGATCTCCCGTCGTCACTTGAGCGATGTTGGAATAGTCGGCGGCGACTTCGGTCGATGATAGTTCACGGTCGAACACCGTGAAGTCCATAAATATGCCGTTGCCGTGCGTGGTCACTCCCTCCGTTGAGCCAATATAGAGATTCGTCTGACCCGATACCGGCGTGTAAGTCGCATTGCTGGCTATCGACGACCCATTACGATATACGACGATGCCCGATGGCCCCCACACGAAGTGCAGAATGTCAATAGCACCTTCTGCTGGGTTGCTAATCGCCGGCGTCAGCGTCGTCGTGCCATCACGGTATAGAATCTGCGCGCCCGAACCATATTGCGCTAAAAATGTAGTGCCTGAATTGTCGAGAGTGAACAGCCGTTGTGTTGTTAGCGTTGCCAGACCAACCGTGAATTTGTAGACGATGCGAATGCATCCCTGAGCTGGGTTGAAGATGTCGTCATCGATGACCCTGGTCCGCGCCACAGTCCGAGTCGATGTGCTGGCGTGCGCCGTGCTTGTCCAAGCGCAGCCGAGCATGTCGCCATAGGCTAGTGGGGTAACATAAGCCTTCTCCTCGATCTGGAACCCATCCACATAGACGCTGCGATTAGCCACCATTGTGACACCCGTCGCTGTCGCCGCGTTAATGCCTGCAAATGTGGCAGTCAAGCGATACCAGCCATTCCCAACCGATTCATATGACGTGGTTTTTCCTGCACCATAATAAAGTGATACATCCGATGCTGTGACAGCTGCGCCATCGGGTCGCTTGGCGTAGCAGGATAATGTGTGTGTGTTGGTGTTTCCAACATTGATACTCTGCGTCCACGTCGAAGTGCCGCTGGCATAGATCAACTTTGCGCTATTGAGGCCGAACAAAAGAAAATCCACATCTGTATTCTGTGTGGCGAGAGTGAGTCCAGTCCACCCGTTATTCCAAGTGCCGTGCCCAAATATCGGATTAGTCATCTTGTTCGTCATCGCTTCAGGCACGATCAGCCCGCGCGATTGACCATCAACTGTACCGATAGTATCTTCGAGTATCCCACCGGTAGCACTCGCCAATCTCTGCTTGATTCCCAACGCATAAGGTCGGATGACCAGACTGAGCTGTGCTATTAGATTTGTCGCCAGTCGATTGAGCATTGCGTATTCGTTGCCCACGCTGGCGATGCCGTACTCGACCTGGTAGATGAGCCAGCCGTCTTGGCCCCAAAGCGGTTTGGTCGTGATGTCAGAGCTGCTGGCCTTGTATTCCAGATAGACCGGCTCGCCAGCATTGCCCGCCTGACTCAGAAAATATTGTATATCATTGACGGCGCGTGCCATCTCGCGCACACTAGCTCCGACAACCATGACGCTAAATGACAACGAGCGATTGACAGCGCGTGTAGAAATCAGCGTCGCGCCTCCAGCGCGGTTGGAGGACGATCCTTCAGCGAAGCTGGGAATGAGATTCACGGGAGGCGGAAAGAAGTCTTGACCGAGAAAATATTTAGTCTGGTCGTTGAGGTCGAGCGTTCGCGCGCCCTTGGTGAGCTTCAGGATAGGTCTGCTCATGAACTATGTCCCCATGACAGTTGCGCCGGACGCCCGCGTCAAGCGCGATCGGCGACCCAGCCCTACATCAATCGCGTTTAGAATCGATTGGGTGTCCGTACCAGCACCCGCGTTGACAGTGACATTGCCCATACCGCCGATGCTTGAGGCGATGGTCTGTAGCAGGGATAGCATCTTGCGTGTATCTGCATTGTCCATCACGAAGCCATTCGATGCAGGCGTGAATAACTCGGGGCCACCCTCGCCGACCAGATAGGGTGCACCGCCGGAAATCGTTCCGCCGAATTGTCTTCTGCCAATAGGCGGAACGATGGGGATACGGGCCACAGTTTCTTCAATGGTGCGCTGGATTGTGGTAATGATTACTGTCTTCTCGTTGGGTATACTGTTGACAGCATTCGCTGCATCCCTCGCTGCACCCATAAGCGCCATCGCTCCGCCCGCTGCGCCACCCAACCCGCCAGCGAGGTTGTCGGACTTTGGTTTTGCATCCTCCATTGCGCCGCCGAGATTCGCGGTTTCCATCGTCGCTGGAATCAAGTTGGCGTGATAGTCACTGTATGCCTGGATCATAGCCTGAACGCTAGGGAAGCTCTTGTCATTCATAACCAAATTGATATTGTCGAGCTTGTCAATGAACGCGTCCACATTTTCATCGGTTGCCAACTGCTCAGTAGCACTCAGGATCGATTGAGTTGCCGTATAGGTAGATTGGTCTATCAATCCCCATCGATTCGCAAGCTCTGTCAATGCCTTGGCCTGATCGCCTTTCGACAAATCGCTCATCGCCAGTTGCTGCGCGGTGATGTCAAACAGAATGCGCTTGGTGGCATCTTCGTGTGCAGTAGCATTTTCAGAGTAGGCTATATTGAGATCCAAAATATTTCTTTCGATTTCTCCTATCTTCTTTGAGTTGTCCACATATCGGGTGGTTGCTTCTGATGCTCCGCCAATTTTTTCGGTGAGGTGCTCCACCGTAACTGCCAACTCTGCTTGCTTTTTCGGATCAGTTGCCTCTGACAGTTTCTGCTGCGCTTCAGCGAGTTTGATTTGCGCAAGATTTAATTCGGCTGCGGACATCGTATTTTTGCTTTGCGCTGTGACAACTTGGCCATGCGCTGCTTCCAGCTTCTCTAACTCAATGCGCAACTCAGCCACTTTCTCGCGGTTCTCATCTTGTCCTTCATAATAATCCTTCATTTCATTTCCGACTGTTCCCGCCATCAAGTCGCGCAGATTGGCTATCTCCTCACTAGCCAATTCGTTTGACATTGCTAAATCTTCTGCTGATTGGGCAGTCTCTTTCATGCTTGTGCCCATACGCGCCATAGCGCGCTCGGCTTCGTTAGTTTCATTTCGTGTCTCAAACTCTGCTTCAGTCAAGGCAAAGTTCGCTTGAACCAGCTGGGTATACGCTCCGACAACACCCTGACCAGCTCTAACCAGGTCACCATTGGCGTCGACCTGAAGCCCTGTCACGGCAGCCGCCCGATTCATCTCAGTGATATACGCCTCATAGGTTTTTGATGTCTTGAGTACCTCCTTCTCGTGATCGGTCAGCACCGCGTTGAGTCTATCGTTCCACGTAATCAGCGTGGTCAAGCCATCTGCGGCGTCGCCCAGGATTGGGATCAGTTTATTTCCAATCGCCTCCCCTAAATTCTCAATCGCATTTTGCGCCTTCTGCAGCTTGCCAGCCAGAGTCGTTCCTGCCGCTTCCGCGCTGCCGCCGAACTCCTTTTCAAGCTCGGCCAGGATGAGAGCCTGCGCGCCAGCGACATCGTTCATCGCCATCATTTGTTTGATGGCGGCCTTTTGCGATTCAGTGAAGGCCACGCCGACGCGACGCAAGGCCAACAACCCGCGCTCCGGATCTTGCAGTGCCTTGCCGAGTTGGATCGCTGTTCCCTGCAAGTCAATGGCCGACGTGTCTCCCTTCGCAAACGCAACAGCCATATCTTCCATCGCGCGTGTCGCACGCGGGAATACTTCGCCACCGATATTGGTGAAAGTCAATAACATATTCTGGCCCGACTGAATCACTTCATCGTCTATCGATGTGAGCCGCGATTCCGCCCCGGCCATCTTCTCAATTTCTTGCGCCGTCAGGCCCGCCGCGCCGCCCGTCGATTTGATGACGGCTTCTGTCTGCGTCATGACACGTTGAGCTTCCATCGCGGCATCGATAGAGCCTTTCAATGCACCGATCAAAGCAGCCGGGCCGATGAACGACTTAACCAGCATGCCCGCTTCCTGATTGAGACTGGACAGCGAAGACTTTAGACCGCCTAGCGCCTTGCCTGCCTTACCGGCTTCGCCCGTAACGGCGTCCTTCGCCTCGATAATCAGTTGTGCCCTGCGTGTTGCATCAGCCATCTTTCATCAAGTCCCTGACCCATGAGTAGATCGCCATGTCGTTTTCACTCGGTTTGATCCGGCCCAGACTTTCCAAGAATTGATTGGTTCTTTGCAGTGCGTGGCGCGTATTCTGCGCCGCGAGGGAAGGCATGACGCGCGCCATATCCTGTCGGTCAAGCTCATCCAGAGTCCAGCCGAAACGTTCGCAGATGTCTAGGTCCCTCAACTCATCGGGGTAGTCGCCGCCGTCAAGGACATAGCGCCCGACAGCGGCGATTAGTTTTTTCGAGGCGTGGGCAGATCGCGCCGCCAGAACACAAAGAAGGCACGGCTCAGCCATACTACCAACGCTTCATCCACGTTGTCGATCAGGCTGACGGTGCGTTCGCCATCGGGCAGCAGAACGGGATTTCCGCTGACGTCACGAATGCTCCATGACACGACGCGCGGCAGGATGATGCTCATCACGGAGGAGTCATCGTTCGCCTCAGACCACTGCCGACGCAACGAGAACGGATAACCGTGCGTTGCGAAGCGTACCCATACATCAGGATAGTCGGGCAGGCCACACGCAACGGTTCCGAATTCAGAGGCGTCATTCCATGCCTCCGCTAAGGACATCATCGCCTGAGCCCACTCGCCAGCTTCAACGCGTTCCCGGATTTGCTCTGACAACTCAGATGCAGACATGGCAATCTCCCGTTATGCGACTGTGCCAAAGATCAGACTACCCGCCGTTTGCTCAAATGAGAACGCAGCGGCCACCGCGCCGGCAATGGGGCCGGTGATTTCGTAGGATGCAATCAGGTAGCATCCCGAAATCAACTGGCAACCTGACACCGATCCGCCAGGCGCGTATATAATGCACGTGTTCACACTGGCTGCCATGATGCCCTGTAGGACTGCGTGAATTCCAGTCGTGTCAGTCTCATCGTAGAATCCCGCACCAGCCAACGTCGCATCGCGGATTCCTGGAATCCTGTCTACATCGCTCTTGCCGAACGTGGTCACGTCCACATTCGCCTTCGACCACGACAGCACGATATTGTTCATGTCGCCTGAGAGATTGCGGCACGTCCCGCCTGAATCGGTGACAAAGATGACGCTGTTCTTTCCGTGTACCTTTGGCATGTTACCCTCCTATTCATCCGCCTCGCGGCGGTCGATCACTCTGCATACTCAATCGCCTGTATCTTCCAAATCACTTGTGCCCACAGTGCGCCGCCTGCCTCGACGGCAAGCGCGGGATCAAACGACATGCTCATCAGGATGGAATTGTCTGCTGTGTCATTTAACCTCCGGTCTTTTCGGAGCGTATCTCTCAAATCGTCGTGCCCCCTCCAGACCCGATCTAGCAGCGCGCGCGGATCGCCTGTGTCCTTGATATAGAGTCCGCCTTCGATGCTCCAGGTATTCGTATCTGGAGCGTCGGATGTTCCGAATCCTATCTCTTCAAACGAGGTGTCTGCTCCTGGCATGAACACAATTGCGCACGTCGTCACCGTTTCCAGAATTCCAAAATCGCAACTGCTGATCTCTGAAGCCAGCCATGGACCCCAGACCTGAAGCGTGTAATACAGCCCCTCACGGATGTCGGCCAGACTCATATCTATTCCAATGATTCGTAGAGAATGCTTATGGCAAGCCCGCGCGCAATCTGCGCAACAGCAAAATCAATGACAGGTTTTGTCGCATTCATTGTATCATCTAAAAACGGGTGTTTCTCTACCCCTTTCGTCCGAATCTTTATAATTGTTCCTGGCATCGGTGCACCTTTCGTACCTGCCCACCTCGCAATGGGTGCCCACGGCGCATGAGTAATGGGACCAGTTCCAAATTCCAAAATCAATCCAGCATCCCATCTCCCGCGTTGTGCCGTTGGAGAAATCGTGACTCTGTAGCCCTTGCTGTCATATTCCGCCTTCACGCTTCTCATGAGCGCGCCTGTGTAATAGTTGCGTCCTAGCATACTTTGCATGTTTTTTAGCGCGGCTCCACCTGTTCGCTTGATCTCGCGTTGAATCAGCTTAGGAATCCATTGCGGAGCGAATCTAATTCGAGACTCTACATGCTCAAGCACACCGTCGGAATAAATGTGAATTAGCGGCATAACTCGATCACCTTCTCTACCACTGCCTCGACCGCGCCGCCTTCGGGGTGCGCCGCGTTATAGAGACGAATGAAGTCTTGCCACGCCGGATCGCCGCGCGAGTCCCGCGCCTCAATAGCAATGATATTAAGTCGCTCTGCACTGGAGCGAAATGGCAATGCGTGGGCATAATCAAAACCTTCGCTTTGAATGTAACAGGACGGCGTTCCCAGTATCGCTGCCTCGATGCAGATATTCGACGGTCCCTGTGCCACAAGCACATCCGCCGCACGAACAGCATATGATAGATAGTGCTTCGTGATCAGGCCGGGCGTATTCGTATCGCGCAGCGCCTGCTCGAAGGCTTTATCGTCTCCCCCGTTCGGGTGCGACTTGATGATCAGAACGGCTTGCCATTCGTGCGTCAACTCGATCACAGCGCGCAAGCCCTCGTTCATCTCCACGTTTCCAGTCCCGCGAACAGCGGTCGTCTGCGACCACGTACCCGCATAGCAAATGACGCGCTCATTGTCGATGTCCATAACGCGACGCGCCTCAGCCTGGGTGGGCAGCACTTCATCGGCATACAAGCCGTCCATCTGCGGCGCGCCGACAATGTCAATACGATCCGCTGGATGACCGCCTGCGACATAGAAATCGCGCTCATATTCTCCGCTGGCGAGGATCCAGTCCGACCTCGATTCGCGGTGAATGTCCGAGCCGCCATCGGCGCGCAGATGACAGGCCGCGTGTGGCACATGGATCGTCGGGATGCCACGCGCCTTACACCACAGCACCAGACTACGCGTATCGGGAGCCACATCTTCATGCACAACGCAGCCCGCTATTTCCCGAATGTTGGATAGTTGCGTCAGTAGGGCCGACTGGAGCGCGATGGCCTGAGCATGCTGTAACACGTATCCCGGCCACCAGTCTTTAGCTGAATGAAACTCAGATGGCGCACTGCCATTGAACTGCAACAGAAGCCGTCCCGAGATCACGCTGGCGCTCTGAACTGCTTTCGATGCGATCTGCGCGGACATACTGAGCGCGTGTTCTTGAACATCTCCGTTCATGAAGCCATTGAGGGCAAAGCATGGCACGCCAATCGACATGGCGTATTCAGTTGCCTGCGGAGAAGTGAAGCACAAATCATAGTGCTCCGACAGACCACGCCAATAGCCCTGGCTGACGGGATGCCCATGCAGCATCAGTACCCGTTTACGATCCTGATTGTTGTTCGGTTCGGCCATCGCCTTGCCCTCGCTCCAGCAGTCTGCCGCTCACGCGCAGAACGTCATACTTCATCGCGTCACCCAGATCGATGTCATCGATGATCAGACCCAATCCGACAAACCACTCACTCGCCATGTGATACATGGCCTCATTCTGATCTGCTTTCGTCGCCGCGTTCCCATCAGCCATTATGCTGCTACCTCCTGCGCTGCCTTCTGTTGAACATAGAGGATACCCGGCAGTTTAGAGCCCTTGCGCGTCTGTGAATCCGCGATGACACGCTCAATAATGCCCTGATACTTGCCGATGTTGCCCTCCAGCGTGAGCTTCTTCATTGACCACGTTCGGCGTTCCCATGCGATCTTCTTGTGCGCCACGATGTTCTGAATCATATCGTCAAGCGCGGCGAACCACGCATCGGGTGTGTTGTCTGAGATGCGCCCCATGTGCGCCAGATCATTATAGGTCAGAGATCGACTAGCAATCCACGGCACGCCAGCCGTCGTGTATTCGACTGCCTTCAGCCACGACCGGCGCTCGTCGTATGATGCAAGTGGTGCCCCCTCGCGCCACGGCGGATCAAGCGGCAGTGTTTCGAGTGGCGCAACGCCTATATCAAACGTGCTCAGCACAAGCGGCCAATGCTCTGGCTTGACGCCAGCCTGACGAATCACGCGATCACCCCATCGCTTCAGCACGAAATCAAGCCGCTGCTCGTATCCGCAGAACTTCAGAAGCGCGTTTTTGTGTTTGTCGAAGACGCGATCCAATGCTTCGACTATTCCGCTAAACAGCCACGAATCGACGTGACTGATCGAGCCGCCCCATCCAATGATGACAGTTCCGTCCGTGTCTGACCGCACTCGACTCTTGAGCTGTGTCGGTTTCTCTGTTTCGTCATAGAGTAACTCTAGATCGGGCGCGCCCATCGGTTTCTGATCGAGACCCTCGAACCATGCGCGACGTGTCCAATTCGGCAGCCAATAGCCTGGAATGATATGCTCCCAATCCCTCAAGATAATCTTGCTCGGCGAGGTGAGCGCGTCAGCATGTCGCATGCCTTCAGCCAATGCCACGATCGGCTCTGGATTGAGTCCGACCTTGTTCATGATCCAATACGGAAATGCTGGGTTGCTCGGCGGCAGATCAGGGTAATGGTCATCAAGATCGATGATGACGACCTTGCCCAGTGCGCGCCAATAATCCATAGCATCCCAAACGTCGCGCGTGATGACATTTCGTTGGAAGATCAGAACGTCGCCACGCCCGATCTGCCGCGTTACTTCAGGATGTCTCCAGTCGAGCGCGGTCGGCATGAAGAACAGCTTCGCCGTCATCGACGTATGGCCGGCGGCATGCTCAGCATTGATGCAGTCGGATGGGGAAAGCGCACGCCATTGACTGCAATTCCATTCGCTCGCGCTGTCAGCATATAAATAGATGAGATGTAAGCCCTTATTCATTCCAGGTCTCTTGACAGGTATGCTATAATGACAATGCTTAGGCGAAACGGTGTTCGGTGTTTTTGTTTCATACATGCTCCCCTATTGGGCCGGTTCGCCTAAGCAACGATACCGACTTCCCGATAGGGGTGCTTCTCAAATCACTGGATATGATTCCATGTTAAAATCAGTAAAGTTCACACTGGACACAGGCCTTAACTGGCTGTTCGTCATTGTTCTTGTGAGTGGCATTTTAGTCATCGTGCTGTCCGTCATTCATGCCGACAATCTGTCGTCATCCACCAATGAGCGTCCATATTTCGTGAAGTCCGCATCCGGCGCGCTCTACCAATGTAAACGCCTGGATTCAGAGAAACGAATCGCATACGAGTGCGGTGACATTATTGAATATCATCTTTCCGAGAACGATGGATGGGGCATCTATCAACATTAGTTCTCGTGTGCCTGCGGATCGCCTGCATCCGTCCCGCTCGGCTCAATCGTCTCTTTGTTGCGGAACATCCCACGAATAAAGCGCGATGTCACTCGGTCAGAGTCTGCTTCCACACTGTCCCGATCTGCCACACTGATACCACCCGCGTAAATCTGCGAGTTGGCCACGCTGACACCCAGGCGTGATAGGTCCATCGTCTTCAATTCACCGAGTGCATCGTTGAAATCCTGCTTGAATTTGTCCGCCCGCGTCCGTTCACCTGGTGCGACACGCGCACTGATGCGCGATGATTCAGCGCGCCAGGCCGCATAGAGCGCGTTGGCATCGCGCGCGAAATCATAGGCCGCCGAGGTCGTTGGGATGGCACCAAAGCCGCGCGATCCGATGATGGAATTTATCAGCGCGCAGCCGCTCGATAGCCATAGGTTGACCTGCGTCAGGTTCGGGCTTGTCGAAGTGTCAAACGATGACGCCGAACCGACTAGGTTTCTGCAGAGCGAGGCGACATCGGTTCCGCTTGCGTAGGCCATGCTAGGAAGCTCCTGTTACTTCGCCATAAGCGCCATAAGTGTTCGGTGTCGCCTTGTTATCGGTGAAAGTAACTTGAATCCGATAAGTCGTGCTCGGTACTGGGTTGTCGAACCGACCCAAGACAACACACGTCGCGCACGTCCCTATCGCAGCAGACCCCGTCGTCTTTGACGCTGTCACGTCTGAGCCGTTGACCAATACAACCATTGACGGCGACAGCGGACACGTCACGCCCCACGGCGTTGTATCAAACGAATAGGCAATCCGTTCATCCTCGCCTTGTTCCCACGGTGAATCTTTGAACATCCGGTAAGATGGCATTCACCGATCCTTCAGATCGAGTATGAGACTGCGCACCGGAACGATCAGAGTGATCGGCCGCAGCCGAGACCGCAGCCCTAACACCGTGTCCCGTTCGGGCAATTCCAACTCGATCACAGCATAGACCACCACTGCACCGAGCAAAGTGCCGACCGATACCAAGTTGGCGAATGACTCCAAGAGTACCGCACCGCTCAGAATGAGATGACCGCTGGCTGCATACGTTGCTGTACCTGCGAGTGCTGCTGCACCGCTTAGGGTCAGTCGGCCACTGGGTGCAATGCTGGCGGTTACGTTAAGCGCGGCGTTGGATCGTCTGAAGATCATCGCCGCCGATATGATTTCTGCGATGCTGGTCAATGATGCTGCACCGCTCAGGACGATGCGACCGCTCGTCGCCAAGTCAGACGCCACCGACAAGGCTGCCGTCGCCGACAAGACTTGACCGCCAACGGAAACAAGCAGGCTTGCAATACCAGATAGTTCCGCCGTACCCCTGAATGTGACCTGACCCTGTGGCGAGAGTGTGGCAGTTCCCGTCAGAACCGCCGCGCCTGCCGCGCGCAAGGCTGCCGCTACCTGCAACGAAGCCGCGCCCGTGAGAATCGCTGTACCTGCCAACGTCAGCCGCGCGGTGGATGTGATGTTGGCATAAGCCTCCAGCAATGCAGTTGCGCTCGATAACTTCCATGCGCTGCTAAGCAAATCCGAGCGTGCATCCATTGCCGCGATTCCATGAAACGTAGCACGCGCAGCATTGGTCAAGTCAGCCACGCCCGTGATCGCGGCTGCACCAGCCAAGATTGCGCGCGCCGTGCTGTCCAGACTTGCGGTTCCGGGAAGCGTCGCATTCGCGCGCGCAGTCAACCATACCGTGGATACCAAATCGGATACCGCCGCCAGCGCCGCATTGCCTCTCAGCATCACCCGTCCAGCCGACGACAGATTAGCAACACATTGAAACGTCGTCGCGCCGCGTCCTGTCATCCTGGCTACGTTGGTTGTGGTAGCAATTCCAGACAGAGCAGCGACACCCCGCGTTGTCTTACGTGCCATGTTTATCATATTTCCAAATGCGGACAAAACAGCATCCACACTATGCGTTACTCCTCCAGCACTCGCAGCGGCCTTGACCTCGGCGGACAGTCCGCCCCATGTTGCAGAAGTTACCCACGATGCCGAGCATTCCGTTTCCCAGGCGTCGCCACGGTATTGTGACTGTACATCGCGAGTCGGCCCCGTGCCTAGAAGGTCATCAAGCTCAGTCCAGTTGGTTCGGGGGGCAGTCCCTTCACTAGCAAGATGTTTCCAAGACGAAATCGGACGATTATTTGTGTCTCCCGCCGCCGCCAATGTGATACAGCCCGACGTTCCAGACCCGGACGCTGATCCTAGTTGCCTTATCGCACAAGCCGACCCGTCACTTAGATGAGCGCCATCCACTGAAAAGAACAGCGCATCACAGTGGAGTTGTGTGTTATCGAATAGAAATTTTGTCGATCCCGACGTGGCTCCGCTGGCGTTGGCTACAAATAAAGAAACTCGCCGAGTTGTGCTGAATGTCATCGTCCCGGCTTCGGCCCAAGTCAGACCATTCCCAGTGACTGATGCCGAGGTATTCGGGCTGCCTCCTGTGACGCGCGTGTGTACCCATACGCAGACTAGTCCACTCGCGGGCGGTGTCCATATCGCGCTGTCATATGATGCGCTATCCGTACTAATGTTAAAATCTGGGTCAGCAGACGATCCTTGATTGACGAATCCAATAGCCACAACGCAGCCTCCAGACCATCAATCAAATGTCACGTCTAACGCACTCGCAGCGAACTCCAACACATCAGCCGCGCCGAGCGCCTTCGACGTAGAGAGCTTGCCATACAGTAGCAAGCATCCCGTCGTGAGCGAGTCGAAGATTCCCACGCCACCACGTCATAGGCC